GATTCGCTAATATAAACGATTGAGGGGTTGCTCACTTGTTGTGCGTGGGAGTCTAGGACTTCAAACATTTGGTTAATGGAAAATTCGCTATCTATAGAGATTTCTTGAAGAGCTGATTCAACGCTTTCCAGTTTACTTAGAATTAGGTCTAGCTTGTAGCTAATTTGTTTATCTTTGCTCATTTCTTTCATTTTGATTAGTTGTTTTTTTTTAGTTGGTTTTAACTAGTTAATTATAACATATTTTTTATTAATGGTATAATTTAGGTATGAAATCCGAGGAAAAAGAGGAGGTTAGAGATGACATTGATGCTATTGCGGTATTGGAGAAAGTTGCAATGTATTATGAGGTTCGTGATGAAAGTAATATACATTCTCGTAGAGTACGTGACGAAATTGCGATTTTGCATAACAGAGTATTTGGACGAGACGGTGAGTTTAAAATTAGCCAGTGATGATAAAAAGATGTATAATAACCTAGTTAAACTTACGAATAAAAACAAAAAAAAGGAGCAACAAATGAAAAATTTATTCACGTATGAGGGTGTTGTCACGAATATAGTAGATGGCGACACAATAGATATAGAGTTTGATTTAGGGTTCAGTATTAAATTTACAGAAAGGGTTAGGTTATATGGAATTGACGCATATGAGCCTACATTAAGAAAGGGTACTACAGAAGAAAAAAAGAAGTTAGGGATAGAGGCTAAGGCTTATTTAATTGAAAAGTTACAAGGTCAAATAGTGTTTGTTGAGACGATTAAAGATGAGAAAGGTAAATTCGGGCGGTATCTAGCTAATGTTAGCTATAAGGGAACTTTAATTAACGAAGATATGGTTAATAAAGGATATGCGGTGGAGTACGCTTACAGCTAATGGAAAGTTTTTTTACGAATAATTTATATACTATTAAAGTATTTTGCGCAATTATTACAGCTGTTGGGATAATTGCAGCTTTGTATAACTCATATAAAAGAATTGAGCTACATCAAGGATATAGGTTTGAAAACAGTGGAATAACGGAGGTATATGTAGACAGAAAAACAGAAAGTGTTGTTAAACCTAATGACGACTACACTTACCCGCCTGGCTAGAGACTATCAAGAGATACTTTAAGCAATTTTGCAATATCTTTAACCAACTTAAAAGAAGGGTTATGTTTGCTCTTTTCTATTTTATAAACTGTCTGTGTTGACACATCAAGATCACGCGCAAGTCTTTCTTGTGTGTAACCTGCTTTTTCTCGTGCTTTTCTTAATTTCTCTCCGAGTGAAACATTTTTCTTTAAATAGTTAAACATTATCTAACCTCGATATAAACAATTAATTTTTAAAAATTAAATACATTCTATTAGTATTATAATTATTTATTTTCAGCAATAGATATATTCGCCTAGATATGTTTGTTTATTATTAGAATATATTATTTATCTAGTTAAAAAGTTTTATTTTAGGCACGCCCCCCTATCAAAAATGGTAGGGACATTAAAATTAATTTACTTTCTTTTGTAGTGTTTTAATTATTTTTTCTTGAGCGGTTACTTTTTTAGATAATTCTTGTACGCTAGAAACTACTAGTGGTACCAATTTTGCTTGATCAATACCTTGATAGTCTGCTTCCTCGCCTGTCTTTTCCCATTTTTGACCTTCTTTCAAATCTTCTGGTTTTTCAACTTTTTCTTTTATGACTTTTCCGTCTTCATCTGTAATATTCCCAACGTCCTTCATTCCGTCCTTAACTCCAGTGACGCATTCAGGTACGATTTCTTGTGCTTCATGAGCGAGAAAACCGTCAACTAATTTATCTTTATCTGAAATAAAATTAAATTTACTTGGTTTTAACTTCATTAATCGAGATAATCCGTCTGTTAGAGGATGTACATTTTCTTTTAGTCTATAATCTGAGCTTGTATTATATGATGTACTGGTTCCATTAGTTGCTATGGCTCCTACCAGCGTAACGTTAGGATGGCCCCTATAAAAATATATCGCATTCCTAGAGAATGTTCCAATCTGAAAGATTTGCGACCCACCAGTATAAATAAGTTGAGTCCCGGACTCCCCTGAATAAGCCTTGCCTATAAGAACATCTCCACCACTATCTATAGATATTCTTTTAATATCACTTGTATAAAAATTAATATCTCCGCCAGTGGCATAATTTTTAATCGCTAAATTATTAGCCTCTGATGAGTGTGTTGAGCCGTATTGAAAAATGCCTGATTTGTTGGTGTTATTTTCTTTCATAAACAACCCCCTGAAAGTGTTAGTCACCGTGCTATCCACATATATATCAGGTACAGAAGCCCTAGTGAGTATATTACCCCTGACATCTAATTCATTAACAGGGGATGCTGTACCAATCCCCACACGATTATTAGTTGAATCCACTTTTAATGTGGTTGTGTCTACCGCCAAATCCCCTGAAACACTCAAGCTAGTTAAGGTTCCCAAGCTAGTAATTGTTGGTTGAGATGCCGCAGTCACGGATAAGGCGGTACCGCTGGTATTACCAGTTACATCTCCAGTCAAGTTACCGGTCACATTACCAGTCAAGTCGCCAACTACATTACCAGTTACATTACCAGTTACATCACCAGTCAAGTCCCCAGTTGCATTACCAGTCAAGTTACCGGTCACATTACCAGTTACATTACCAGTCAAATTACCAGTTACGTTTCCAGTCACTGGCCCTAGTATAGACGTTGCTGATACTTTATCAAAAACAGTTGCCTTGGCCCCTAATCCGCTAACGGTTACACCATTTGCAAGTGTGAAATCAGCACCACCTTTACGTATGATTTCAACGTCTGATGGGATAGTTATATTGCTATTAAGTTTAAAGTTTCCCCCAGACAAAACGAGACGTTTAATTCCAGTGGCTAACGCTTTTGCCACAAAGAAAGAGGAGTCTGAAGTCCCATCAGAAACAGCGCCGAACCATTGAGGATATGCTTGCTCAGTGTATTTAGGGTCAATTGTAACGGTACAAGTTGTATTATTTTCGTATTTAAATATTTGGTTAAAATCGTGTTTAATTGGCCCATTAATTGTAACAGCATTGACACCTGCATATAACATTAATTTGGCTGTTGGTTCGACCTGCATTGTGACATTAGCAGGAAAAGCCATGTTATTTTCAAGCGTAAAATTTGCGTCTTTAAAAAGAAAAACAAAGTGAGACGTGCTATTTGCGTTTGCATATGTAATTGCATTATTAATATCAGCTGCATTTGTACCGTAACTAGATTTAACATCCAAAATAGCTGTTGCTGCGGCTGATCCGCCTGAGCCGTCTGAGGTAACATCGCCGTAACGAAGCTCAAAGGTTATTTGTAAAACATTATTAGAGTCATAAGCCTTACATAGATAATGGCCGACAGCGTATACCTCGGCTGATCCTGCGTCATTGAGAACAACCCCGTTATTAACGGATTGGTCGATAAGTGTTGAGCCGCCTATAGTTGCTGATGTATATACATTTTTGTAGCTGTTGGCACCGCCTGCTGGGTGAAGCGCTACCCTTCCACCAGATAACCTTTTATTTACAAAATCACCTGTTGACCCTGTTAATCCTGAAAATACAGCATCAACTAAAATTCCTTGTGTTGTCATTATTTTTCACTCCTTTTTTTAGTTTCTTTTTTATTCTCTTTTGGTTTGTTTCGTTCTTCTTCCATTTCAGCTATTTTTGTGTTTTCCGCTGATAATAATTTTTCGCGATTAATTAATATATCTGTTTGATTTTTTGCGTTTGATTTCATTAATCCCGCCTGAGCTGCAATTTGTTGTTGCTGAGGGATCATGCTCAGTTCTTTTTCTTTGATCGCATTCTGAGCTTGCATTTGCTCTTGTAAAATTTGATTCATTCTTTCTTTTTGCTTAACTGGCATATCCATAAGCTCTAATATAAATTGTGGAGGCACCCCAACCCCTTGCATTGCCAGTTCTGACCACATTTTCTGATCTGCGAGTTTCTTAGTTGGTGACCCTTCGCCAAATGCGATTGCGACATCATACTGAGCAAAATCTGCGTCCGCATTCCATAATATAGACAAGTCCTGCATTGTGAATCCTGCTTGATTGTCTTTTGGCATCATGGGCTTTCCACCAATATTCACACCACCAACCGCACCTTTATTTAAATCATTATTCATTAATATTCTATATACTTTTTCCTTACTGCCAGGTATTTTGGTTAATGCTTTAAATGCATCTAACATCCTGATTGCTAACATTTCTTCTGCGAGGGCAAGATTCCTGACTATATAGTCATTCCCAACTAACGCAGCTTTTACACGTTCCATATATAATAAAGAACTATTTGCCTTTGAATTTTGGCCTGTCAGCTCTGGACTGATACCTGATATGGAGTACATCGCATTTTGGTAAGTCTGAGAAAGGGTAAAAGCAAAAGATGGGATATCTGATCCGCCCATCTCTTTAATTTTTTCAATATCCTTAACTGCTACAACGCCGTTGCCTTTTCTTATATTATTTGAAAATTCTTCAATCTCATGTTCATCACTAAACGCCTCCGTTTCATAAAGAACAGTTTTCCCGATCCCTTGTCTAATTCCGTTGGCAATTTCGCTCTCTACAAAATTATATTGTGTTTGAATGTCTTGCAAGTCGTGAACTTTCCCTTTTATTCGTATCTCATCACCAATACGCCGTTTCTTGGCGATTGCAGGGGCAATTGAGAATCCTGACTGATAAGGACTATAGTAATCCTCTAAAAGTAGCCCTGCGACGATTTTACCGCACCATATTTCTTCGGTCATTGATTTTTTTTGGGTAAATCCTGGAATTGTTAATATTCTGGCAATTGTATCTTTACTTAAGCGGCCTGTATTAATTTTTCCTTCCGATCCGTCAAGTTTGTATTTCGTTGTGACGTGACACAATACTGTTCTTTTATGAGTTTGCTTTTTTTGCACATCAATCACACAAACTTTCTTTTCAGTCCTATTATAAAAATAATCGATATACCCCATTCGGTCTGCTGAATTACCTAAATTTGGATAATTAGACAAAGACCCTTGGTTAAAGTTAGACAAAACGCCTCCATCCTTTTCAAATTCTTTTACTTTATCTTTCGGTAACATTGACATTAACTGACCTTCTGTTACCCAAGTGAATTTAGCAACTCCCCTACAATCTGAAAGGTCAGGTTGGTCATAAGGAGTGAACGCAACTTTATAATGAGGTAGGTATTTTATTTTAATATCTAAATCGTAATCATCTTCGTCATAATTTTTAAACTTAGTTTCGACCTCATAATTACCTCGCCCAGTAATAATTTGATCTAGGTTTACTTCCGATCTTATGTGTTCACCTTTTGATTTATTATAATAATGATACATTAACTCAGATAAGATATCTGCAAGCATCGCATCTCCATTTTCTTTTGGTACAAAGCGAGGGATACTACTATTTTGGGTGATATAACCAGACAATGTATTTAAAACAGACTCAATCATATTGAATGACAATGATGGTCTATTTGTCTTTTGTCGTTGCTCTGTAACTCCAGCCGCTAATGCGTTCCAAGACTCTTTACCCCCAAATACAACCTTTTCACAAGTCTTTGCATCTTCAATGTACTGATTTTCGTGTGAGAGCGCACTTAAATAAATGTCCTCATATTCTTGGTACCTTTTCTTTTCGGGGTCAATTTTTGAGTCTTCATTTTCACTTTTATTGATATGGTTAATTTGTGACTTTGAATCATTAGGGGCCCATTCCATTTCTGAAGCATCTGCGGTTAGGTTACCTTTAATTTTATGCTGATGGGTTTTTTGCTTACCTGGATTTGGCATTAAAATGATTTCTTGGCCTACTACTATCACCTGACCTGTATTTGGGTCTTGTTGCGTTACATCTTGTAAGATAACGTCATGAGCATGACCATTTTCTTTGCTTGTATACCCTATGAGATTAGTTCCTTCTAGTGGCCTATCGAACAAAAATACAATATGTGCGTGATTTTCTTCGACAGACGTTATTTTTAATTGCGGCATTTTACCTTCCTTTTTATATATATTAATTTAACCATGAGTATCTTCCTGATACAGCAAGTTCCCTTGACTTAAACCGTTCCCTATTTTTTCTTGTAACGGCAACTTGCACATCATAATCATGAGCAAACGTCATCGCAAACGCATCTGTTTTATCTGGGCTGGAATAACCAGTCGCATCTTTTAACGCTTTAACATAAGCCGCATTTGATTTTGGTAAAACTTTTATTTTTCCGTCTTTTTCCTGTCTTTTTTTATCAAGTTGAATTAACGAAAGCTCACTTTCAAATTCATCAAACATCTCATTTCTAGTATCAGGAATACATATAACTTGATTTTCAAATGCTTTCGCCATTTTATATATAAGTTCATCTTTTTTTCGATCGAATTTAGAATCATTAGGTTTCCCGCCTGGTTTAATTAAATGAATATGACAAGCTGGCAATGTTACTGCTAATTTCTTTTGAACTGACTGGCATATTGCTGCTGAAATCGCGGTATATTCTAAATACAAATGTGTTGTTTCGTGTTTTTCTACAAGATCAATAATAAAAAACTCAATCTCATCTGTATCTGATGAATTATTTTCATTAAAATTTAATAAAAAGTTTCCTTTTCTTGAAGCGACAACGGTTTTATCCCCACCTAATCCAATATCCACACCTAACATCATGGGATCAGAAGCTAAAGGAAGGTCAGGGTTATTAACATGAAGCGCAAAACGTTGTTTGGCCTGCTGTATCCACTCGAAAGAAATAAACGCCCCTTCGTCTGTTTTTGGTGGCAGTCCGAGAACGGAAACACGATAATAAGGCGAGTCCTCACCATATTTAAGTTTATCTTGCTCTATTTTCTGAGCATCAATTAACTCACATCCAATAGCAGATATATGATGTCCAATTGCATCAGGGGACTTGCCTGTAGCCCCTTCAATTGCAAAACCTTTATTTCTGTTAGGGTTAAAAATAGAAAAAATAACGTTACATTGCGAAAATACCATACAAGAATCAGATAAGACGCTATATATATAATCAGGGATCGCGCTAGACTCATCAATAATAAACATCATGTGTGCATTATGAAGCCCTGACACGGCTGCTTTTTGATCCTCTGCTGGTTTACTGTGGTCAATTTGGATTCTTTTGGCAAAACAAGTTGATCCCCATTCTGATTTTGAGATATATTGCATTGACTTTATTTCACGGGTACCGATCATAAATATTTTATTTTCACCTGATAATACAGAAGCTGGGCCGTATATTTTAGCTGAATATTGCGCCAGCTCACTAATTTGAGGCCATATAGCATTGCTTATCTGTGAGCCTGTCGGCCCGATTACAAAAATTTGCGCATCATAGCTATACATATACCACCATAATATAAGGCCAGCTAAAAACGTTTTCCCTACCCCTCTAGCGGCCATAACAGACACTAATTTTTTTTGACCCAACTCGTACAATTTATTAGCGTATTCGTCTTCTGTTTCTTCTGTATCTTTATTTTTATTTCTATTAAAAAAATCTTTAAATGTTTGTTTAATGTATATTTTTTCGTGTTCTAATCTAAATGTCTGAAAATTCTCAGGGAGCATTGTTTTTTTTGCTTTTTTTAGTGCTTTTGAATACTCTTCAGGTGGGTTTTGAAGTGCATCCATTGTCATCTGCTTGATACGGACAATTTTAACAATGTCGTCTCCGACTTCTTTTTGTTTGTTTGTCAGGGTCATTGTGTTTATCCCTTCTTTTTTAACCCCTATACCAACAATTTTCTCGCAAAAAAAAGAAAAGTCTTTTTTACATCTATTTTTCAATTCGACAATTTGTCTTTGTCTTTCTTGCTGATGCTCGTTTAGTTTCACATATATAATATAGCACAAATTAAGGAGATTATAAATATGATAAAACTACATAACCACTACTTATGTAGTTTTATCATATTTTAATTTATTTGACAATGCAATAAAAATAATTCATAATTATATATGGAACTCATAGACCTAGCGATTGAGCGGAATGATCCCCGCTCAATTGACAAACTAGGCTATGATTAATCCATTTATGAGTTTCTTTTTTTTCTATGAGATCTGTTTTTAGTTTATGATAATCCAAAAAAACAGGCCGACAGGCAAAAAAGGAGCTTTATTATGTCAGAAACCGCAACTCAACCTTCCTCAAAAATCGGAAATTGGACATCCTATTTCGGATCGAGAAAACCAACTGAAGAGGTTAAAAGTGAGGAGAAAGAAGAGGGAGCTACCCAGCCTCAAGAAGAAGTTGCTGAGAATAAGCAAGAAGAAGCTCCGAAAGAGAAAGATGCGGATTACAAGTCGTTATACGAAAATATGCAGTCTAAGTTCAACAATCAGGCTAAAGCAATAGAAATAAGTAAACGAACCGCAAAAGAAAACCAGAAATTAAAATCTCAGTTGCAAGACAGTAAGTCTAGGGTAACCGAGTTAGAGCAAAGGGTAGAAAACGCTCACGATGTAGACGAAATGGCAGATTTGAAGGCTCAGATAATTAATGAGCAGCGTCACCAACAAGAGCTACAGGGCAAAGAGACTGGTATGCGTGATATGCAAGATACCGCTGAAATGATCGAAACGAAACTCACTGGGTTTCATTCACTTAATTTGTCTTCTGCAATTGAACAACAAGCTGAGTTAATGGGAATTGCGCCACAAGATGGAGCTATTGATAAATTAATACAAGAGCCTCACTTATTGGGTCGCGACCTTGTCGCAAGCGTGTATTTAATTGCCAAAAAAGACAAAGAAATTGCTGACATTAAAAAGGAATTAGAAAATCTTAAAATAAAACATTCTGATCCTCAAATGACAGCAATACAGAAGCAGTCTAATAATTTTACCTATAACGAAGATTACAACTCAAATAATGGAGTTAATCCTGCGGAACTAGATAAATTTTTAGGTACTGCTAGCTTATCTGATTTAGAAAAACATTTACACAAAAGGAGTTAATTAGATGTCAATTTTTACCGCAAATGATGCTTTCCATAAGCAAATATTTTTAGAAAAGGTTTTTAGAGAGAATTTATCGTCAAGTTTTTTTATGAAGTTTTCTGGTGCGGATGTATTGGGTGTTAATGGGTCTACTGGCCACATCAACCCTATTGCGGATAGCACAAGTTCAACTTTATCTGTTCAAGGTAGCCCGATTGTTGTTCAACGTGACCTAAGTGTTGGTCAAGGTGGCGGAAAGATTAAGATGCCATTAGTTAAGGCTTTAGTCGGCGACGGTCTTAAAGGTTCAACAGGGGTTACTTTAGAAGACAACCTTGAAAGTTTAGCTGCTTCTAACTTTGAAGTTGAGTTAGAGGAGTATTTACATGGTATTACTGCTGATAACCCACTGGGTCGTCAACAAAGTTATTTTTCGATAACTGAGGCTTGTGCAAACGCACTTACCGCTTGGGGAATCGAAAAAATCGATAACCTCTGTTTCGATGCAATTCAGTCTAATGCATCTAATATTTTATACGCTGGGACTGCAACCTCAACAGGTACATTAACAGCTAACGACAAAATTACGCTTGATTTGCTTCGTAAGGCTAAAGTTCAAGCTAAAGCTGGATTCAAAGGTAAAGGAGCGGCGCGAACACATCAAAAATTCAAGATTAAGCCATATAAATCTAGTGGCAAAGATTATTATTTTGTTGTTGTTCACCCTGATGTTATGTTTGACTTACAGCAAGATACAGAGTTCCAAGACGCAATGAAATATGCGGCTGATAGAGGAAGTTCTAATCCTTTATTTACGGGTGCCGATGCGATTACTATGGACGGATTAGTTATTTTTTCTCATGACCGAGCTTATATTACAGACCCAGCAGGGACAGGTGAAAGTGATTGGGGTTCTGGTGCAAACGTACCAGGCGCAAAGGTTTCTCTTTTTGGCGAAAATGCTTTAGCGATTGCGTTAGGGAAAGCTCCTCAAATTAGCACACAAACTAAAGATTTTGGTCGATTCATTGAATATGGTTATCAAGGGATTTTCCAAGTTAAGAAAATTAAATTTGATAATCAGGACTATGGTTCATTTGAAATTCGTTGTGCAAGAACACGAATTAGCGATGACGACCGTAATTAATAATTAAAAAAAGGAGAAAAATAAATGGCTACATTGACACACATAACAGACAAAAAAGTTGCTGGTAGTTCTTTACCAGGAAAAGTAATCACTGTTTCTGAAGTGATCGACTTTTCGGCTAAAGGAGCAGCATCGGGCGATGTTATCCAGGCTCTTAATATTAAAGCAGGGCAAACTGTTTTGAGAGCAGGATTAAATGTTAATACTGTTGAAGGCTCGACAGCCACAGCTAAATTAGGCGATGGGGCAGATGATGATAGATTTGGTACGGGAATTAATCTTAATGCTGCCACTACACAATCTCAGTCAACAGCTTCACACAAATACGCTGCTGACGACACTATCGATATCGTGGCTTCTAGTGCTTTGGCTAACGCTAAAATAAGTGTTTGGATTGAGGTTACTACAACCGTATCGTAAATGACACTTAGCGTTTCGGGAGCCACCAATATAATTACCAAAGAACTTATTATTAGTTCTGGTAATACAACTTCGAGCGAGTTAGCTCTTGGTTCCCAAACGCTAGTGGGCATCACGGCCCCTTCGGCCTTAGATGGTACTGAAAAACGAGTGTACATTGAGCAAAAAATTGGAGGGGTGTGGTATCCCGTAAAAGGAGCGGAAAATAATAGTGATTTCTTTTTTATCTATATTAAAAATGGAAGCGCGACAATTAATCCCCTGGTCCCTTCTATGTTTTGCTTTTTGGATGATATACGTATAACTGCTGAAGCTCAACAAACGGCAGACAGAAAATTTATTTTGAGATTAGCAATATTGAGGCAATTATAAATGATATTATTTGACCATATAATCACAGGTGCGATTACGATAGCTGGGATTACTGTTCTTATTGACAACCAACACATTAAGATTTAAACATGTTTGGGAGGTCGCTAGGTGATGTAGTTTCTGACAATAATAAAGTTCCTGTTTTAGCACAGGCAGGAAATGATGATTATTATTTAGTCGTCAACACGCAAACTAAAGCAACTAAAAAAATATCTGCTTCCACTAATTATGATGAGGTTGCAACCTTTGCCGATTTACCGTCAACTGGCATGACTACAAATGATATTATTGTAGTTAGAGCCACAACTGGTGTGATCGGATTTCGCAAAATTAAAGGGTTTTATAGGTACACAGGAAGTGCTTGGGAAAGGTTATCTGAAAGCTGGCATGCCGATAAAGTCTATTATGACAATTCAGGTTCGAGTTTATCTTCTACGGATTTGAATGCTGCTATAAATGAATTGCAAACAGAAAAGCAATCTGCTTTAACTCAAGGAACCCGAATAACAATATCTAACAACACTATTTCTACGACAGCTAGTAAAATTGCAATCCAAAACTCTGACCCAAATTCTAGTTCAAATTTTAGTGATGCCGAATTGATTTTAAATAATACAAATGGCCGTTTATTTTGGTTGAAAAGCGATAACAGTCGTATATATTATTCAAATAATGATGCCTCTATAGATTTAACTTTTAGTATCTCGTCATTTTCGGATAATATTTCAACATTAACACAACTAATTGGAAGTGCAAACTGGAAGGCAGTAGGGGCAGTAACATTTTCTTGTACTTACAATAATGGCCCACCTACATCGGCGATTGTAGAAGAAATACAAGCTAACCCCGATTTACAGGTTGCTTCTAACACAGCGAACTCATTTACTAATACAGTCGCAGTCCCTTACCCATCTTCGAGAGGTGGTACAGTAAGGTTTAGATTGACGGCAGATGGCGAAACAGAAACAGAATCATTAATTACGTTCCAAAATAACATAAAATGGGGAAGAACAACTAAGGCCAGTGGTTACACAAGTGCAGATATTGTTGCATTAAGTTCAACTGATTTAAGTTCAGATTATACACGAACAGAAGCAATCACAGGAACGACTAGTAATACCTATATAATATTTGCTCATCCCGCAGCCTATACTACGCTCCATTCAAGCAGAGGATTTTATTACAATTCTTATCTAGCAGGTTTTGAGTCTCCTACAACCGTTTCAGTAACGAATAGTGCAGGGTACATAGAGGATTATAAGGTATATCGTAGCACCATATCAGGAATGGCTAATTCTACGTTACAGACATCAACCTCCGCACTGTCATATAAAAACAAAATCTATTACGGAGCAAGTAGTTCAGCGTCACTAGCAGACCAAGCAGCAATTAAAGGGCTTGATTCTAGTATAATTAATAATGATCATACACGGACTTTTGCGTATTCAGGCGTAAGTAACGAATATATCTACGTCTCAGTTCCATCACGGTTAACAGATTATAATTCATCAGGATGGAAATATAACGGCGAATTAATGGCTTTTACTAAGCAATCTGGCACAATTAATGTTCAGAACCCAAACGGCTATACAGAAGCATACGAAACGTACCGAAGTGACCTCGTAGTCACTGGTAATCATAGCCTAGTGACCAGCACGTCTGCACATAGTGGTGCGTTAAAGGTGTATTACGGAAAATGTAATAAAAATAGTTCCTTTAATGAAGCTGATATAGAAGGTTTAGATAATGGTGTACTTACATCTGATGCCACACAAACTTGGAATGCAGTAACAACAACAAGCACACACCAAAATTGGGTTATCGCGGTTCAGACTAATTTAAGCGGGGCAGGATCATTAACCTTCACAGATGTAGGAACTGGGTTTGGTATAGGCATGAGTTCAAGTTCACCTGAAACTGTCAGTGTTACAAATATTTACGGAATAACACAAAACTATTATGTGTATGCAACTAATCAGCAGTTAGGTTCCAATACAACTATAACAGTGAGGAGTAATTAATCATGACTGGAATACAACTATCAGACAAGATTGTACCTTACGGTGATTTCGATATGGTTGATGCTAGTCGCGTGGCTGGCGGTTCGGGGAATACGCTTGATACTGATTGTTTAGCGGATACAGGTGTTACAGCAGGAAGCTATACAACTAGTAATATCACCGTAGACAGTAAAGGACGTATTACCGCAGCCTCAACAGGGGTAGGTGGCGTGAAGTCTAACTGGAATGAAACCGATTCTGCCTCATTAGCATTTATTGAAAACAAACCTACTATTCCTGTGCCTTTGTGGTCCGTTTCTAGTTCAAACTCTAATAATATTTATTTTTCTGAAAAAGTTGGGATTGGAATAGGAAACCCCTTATCCCCTTTGCACATCAAAGACGCTTTTTCATCTTCATCGGCCAACCCGCTTGCGATTTTTCATAATGAAACGCACGGCGGTGGCGCGATTTTGCAGTTCAATGACTCTTCAACTGCGGGCCAACCCGGAAATATTGGTTATTATCATGAAGATGGATCCAGCCAAGGCGGTTCAGCTTCGTTTCATTTTTGGATGAGCGGCCAGACGGCCTTAATTGTTGGCAATTCAAGCAACACTGGCCGATTAGTTGTCAATTCGTCAGCAAACACAAACAAGGTCGATTATGGGTTTTATGGAGATTATGATACTGGGATTTCGCGCATGGGATCAGATTCATTTTCTTTAGTTGCGGGCGGCAACCAGAGAGTTAAAATAAATTCGTCAGGGCTGCTTGTTAATACTTCAGGGACAGGTTCCATAGGGTCTACGCCGTTATATGTAACGCGCAATGGAGGGACATCGGAATCGGTCAAAATTCATATTGATGACAGTAGTTGTATTTTCGAGACTCATCAAGATGAATCCACTGGAGATCGGGGTAATTTTATTTTCATTATGGATAATGGGTCTTCTTCTTATACCGATTTCAGGCATGGAAATACCTCTTTATTGAAAATAAGATCAAGTGGCTATGTAGGTATTAATAACGCCTCACCCTCCAATGCGCTTGATGTTAATGGTAGTATATCTTGCATTACACTAGTCAGTGGAGCGTTAGGAACAAATGTCACTGCAACAACACAATTGACTTCAGATAATAGCAATAAAGTGGCGACTACAGCATTTGTCAAGACATATGTTGACAATAATTCTACCTCGTTATGGACAAATTCATTCGGGGATCACATATACCGTAGTAGCGGTAACCTAGGTTTAGGCAATGTAAACAGTCCGTCAGACAGGCTAATAGTGAGGGGGAGTGGCCATCAGCGAATAAAACTCCAAACATCAGCTAATAATAAAGAGGCGACAATAGGATTTGAATATTATGCTACAGGATCAACTAATCAGTGGTGTATCGGAAGAAAAAGTAATGGCCAGTTTGTTATTGCAAAGTCAGCTGATCTAACTGACAACAAGTTGATTTTGGACACAGGTGGGAATCTGTCTTTATTTGGAACCGCGGATTTTGGCACCCTTAAATTAAATTCGTCGAAGCCCGGTATAATATTTACCGATTCTAGTGTAACCGGCCAGCATATAGTAGGCTCAGAAGCTGGATCATTACAGTTCTTGTACGATTTTAATGGGAACGGTGCCTTCGACTCTATATATGGATCTATCAATGATTCTGGGTATTGGCTTATCACCCATCGGATGAAAATAGGAAGTTCTTCTGTGGATCCTGCGTATCAGCTTGACGTGGACGGAGACATAAATCTAACTGGAGAGTTAAGAGTCAGTGGTACTGCAATTAGTTTTTTCGATACTACCGCTAATAGCACAATTTCAGGTAATTTGAATTTTACCTCATCCTCGCCTATAACAACTAAGTCGGTCAAATTTATCAATAGCGAAAACACTACCGCATATTACACAGAAGAAAGTGGGGTACTTGCATTTGATGAGAACTTTGATGCCGATTCAAATTATGGAACTACAGCCACCTCACCTATGAATGTTTTTGACGGCAATGGCGGTGGATTGGTCATAAAAAATGAAGATGGCTGGGGGGCGGTATTTACTACAACAAATACGCAGTGGGCAAATGCTACATTTAAGTCATTGCTTCTGGCAGGGACTACTGAGACCGAAAAAAACGCAATCTCATCACCAACCGAAGGACATTTAATTTATGATACAACTGCTTCTAGTCCTCAGATATATATTGCGAGTTCATGGCGAAAATTTTTAACGCAGTCTTCTACAGGAGATTACTTTTTCCAGGCAAACAGTGATGTGACCGTATATAATGGCGATTTGCAAGTTATGGATGGTACTGGCAGCATAATACACTTCTTTAGCCCCAACCTTGACTCGCAAATATTAAAAAATCTCACAATAGGAGAAAACGCACTAAATCGGTTAAAAATGGGCGAAATTAGCGGATTGACGGACTTTTGTTGCGTTGCGCATGATGATGCCTACAATTCAACAGATTATGCTTTTGCACAAAAATCGACTGGGGAAACTCGGATAAATGCAAAATCGGGTCAAAAAATCAGTTTTCGTATTAACAACAGCCAGAAAATGGTGGTTTTGGGGAGCAATCTGGGCGTGGGAACTGGGAGTCCCACGAACAAATTGCATGTGAATGGAACGCTAAGAATGAATTCTTTAAGGCAAGGCAATAACACCATGACCTTTTATAGCCATTATATGTCAACCTATTCTGATGTCAACTTGAAAACAAATGTAAAACAGATAGATAATGCACTGGCTAAAATCGAAAAAATAGGCGGATATACCTTTAATTGGACCAAACAAAGAGAAGCGGAATTAATAAAAGACAAGGTCTCAAGAATAGCTAAAGTTGGAGAACAAGCAGATAGATTACAAGAGGAGTACGATGAAGAGACTCAAGCAATAAAAACAGTAGGGTCTGTCAGTGATGAGCAATACCAAAAAGAGTATGATCAAAGGATAAAGTGGGAAAAGGCAAAAATCAAAGATAAAAATATAGGTGTAATTGCTCAGGAAGTTTTAGATGTTGTGCCAGAAATAGTTGATATGCGTGACGGAAATCTTATTGTTGCTTATGACAAGTTAGTTCCTTTACTAATTGAGGGTATTAAACAGTTATCTGAAAAAATTAATAAACCACAACCGTCTAGTTGCTTTGTTGTTAATTGTGAGGAGGTATCAGACCTTTCTACTGTCACACGAGCCGGTTATCAGTGGTCGTTTGGGAATGGATCGAATGGTATTCATCTAGGTATGGTTTTTGCTTACGACTGCGAATTAATAGGCATAAGTGTTAAAACTAGAGGGATTTGCACTGCGGCAATTGAGGCTTATAAAAATACTAGAGGAACTAAAAAAATTATAACTTTATCAAATAAAAAGAAAAACCACATAAAATTTGAAGATTCGCCAATTTTATTTAAAGCTGGAGATGAATTTAAATTTAGAACCATAAAAGCAAAAGGAAACTCAAATGGTGGTGTCATATCAGCTTGGTTTAGAAGGATTTAAAAAAAGGAGAAAAAAATGAGCTTGCAAAATTTAAAAGAAACAGAAGAATTAAAGGAATTGTTAGAAAACATAGATCGTCTTAAGGAAGATATAGATGACATTGAAAATGACCACAGTTTAATCAAAAAAAATCTAATTGATTCATATAAACTACAAGTTCAAAGTCTAGTTGCTCATAAAAAATTTCTTATAATTGCAACTGACGCAGAGAAGAAAGAGTATACCGACTTGCTAAGGGAATTAAACGATGTCAACGGTTAGTAATTTAATCATCGATGCATTAAACGAATGCAATATCAAAAGTGACTTAGAATTATTTAATTCAGAAGAACTTGTTGATGCCCGGCAAACTTTAAATCACTTAATGTTTTCATTACCAAATATTGGAAAACATATTTTTAGGCGTAACGAAGGAACCTATCAATTTCCAAGCGCCGTGTCATCTTTTATCTTACCTTCGACTTATTATGATCTCGACTCGGCATATATTAGTTATAATGGCTACGATAACGATTTAACAGAGCTATCAGTAAATGAATATAGAGAGCTTTCTAATAAAGCGTCCGAGGGTAAACCAACTTACTATGCGCTATTTTACAAAACTGATTTTTCAGTTGAAGTTAAAGTACATCCCAAGCCCAATATTACAGGGGCCTCAGGTTATATTTTTAATTACATTGGCATTTTAAATCACATTAATTATACGGCAAACACATCTAATTTGATTTCGCCTCCAAATTTTTACTTGGCACTAAAATGGGCATTAGCAGATGAGTTAGCTAATAAGTATGATGTACCTCTTGAAAAACAAGCAATAATTTCTCAAAAGAAAAATGAAGCGCTTAAAAATGCTAATTCTAACAATGTCGGTCACAAAAAAACGTTTCATATCCAAGGAGCTTTTTAGTGGCGTATCAGACCAAAGAAGTATATATTACCCCTCCCAACCAAAACGTTGATAATGAAACAATTAAAAACGGTTTGGTTAAGTTGCAAGACTTTTATGTTCAAATGAGTGATGATGGCGTGTCTCTTAAAAAAAGACCTGGATTATCAGAAGTTCTTGATCTTGGCACAAATCAAAAAGGTGATGGTCTATATTGGTTTGATTCTATTGCTGCTTTTATTGCCGTCTCGAATGGTAGAACATACAAAATAGCACAAGATTATACTAAAACTGACTTAACTGGGGCAACAATATTAGCAAATAATCAAGTAAGTTTCGCTGAAAAATCATACGGTGGGACTAACTATTTATTTATATGCAATGGAAGCCAAGTTATCTATACGAATGGAACGGCTGCCACACAAGCAATTTCTTCTATTACATTTAATGCAAGTTGTATTGTTAATTTCAATAATTATCTTATCGTTAATAAAGTTAATTCTAATGAGTGGTATTACAATTTAGAAGGTTTGTCTTCTGGCCAAACACCATTTGTTTGGAATTTAGCTCAAATGCTTAAAGCAGAATCGAATCCTGATTCTATTGATTGGTTGACAGTGGTTAATAACAGATTATATATCTGGGGTAAAAGATCACTTGAGACGTGGTACCTTGATGCCAGCGCAGCAGTGCCTTTTACTATGTTACAGGCATCTCAAATTAAAGAAGGTGTAATATCACCTCACTCAATTCAAATTGTAGAAAAAACCAGTCAAATTTTCTTGGACGAAAATAGACGGGTAAGATTATTAAGTGGAGGAAATTTAAGAACCTTATCCACAAACTATGGAAAAGAATTGCAGAAAATAACAACAGCAACGGACGCTACAAGTGCGTATATGCTATTTGAAGGTAAGAGTTTTTATATCATAACGTTCAAGAGCGCAAATAAGACATTCGTATATGATTTAGAACTTAATGCTTGGTCAGAATACGGATATTTCAACACAGGAACTTCGGAATATTCACGATTTATTGGCGAGATTTACGCTTATTCACCGACCTGGAATAAGCATTTCTTTATGAGTAACAGTAACGGAAAAGTTTATGAGTTTTCAACAAATTATAAGACAGATGACAACAACCTTATTAATTCATTCATTGAGACTGGTAATCGAGATCATGGGACCAGTAATTGGAAGAGAAGCAGAAATCTAAGAGCTTTAATTACGGCTGGTACAGAATATTACAGCGATCCTAATCAAGAAGCAGTGATTGAGCTAGAACACGCTGATAACGGGTCAGTGCAATTTTCAAATCGAAAAACAATCAGTTTAAAAAATTCGACACAAACACGAGACAATAATGTCATTTTACTGCGTAGGGGCGGTCGGTATAAATCACGTAAATACAGATTNTANGCNCCTGACTCGGTAAGTTTAATCATTTATGGCATCTATGAGGAGGTTGAAATTGGAAATATTTGATATTAATCCTGTTTTGCCTATTGATACTACTACCTTTAATGGCATGACAACAGCTCAAAAAGACACTGCTCTTTTTGACAAAATTAATGAATTAATTGATCGGAATAAAACGTTGCTGACTCTGTTAAGGGAGAATCAAAATGCATTGCAGGGAAATAAATAAAAATGATTTTAATAAAGTTGGCGGATTGTTATGTGAGGTTATTAGCCAAATGAACAAGCAATTCAATGTTCCAATGAGATACAATATCGAAAAGATTCAAGAAGAATTTAATTCAAATTTAAATGATCAACTAAGCGTAGCTTACGGCTGTTGGGAAAACAGAAAATTATTAGGTTTAGGCGTATTCCAAATAGGAACAGCTTATCACGAAAAAGATACGCTTTCTTTTGTTGAAAAAGTTTTACACCCAGACCCTACCTTACCCAAAACTAAACAGGCAAAAGTAATGATTAAACTTATTGAGTATATCGAAAAAAGAGCAGCTGAAACCAACGTAAATTCTTATGTTGTTATTGCATCTCAAGCTGAAACGGGACTACCTTCTTACTTAGAAAGAAAAGGTTACGGCGATAAAGAAATAAGTTTGAGAAAGTTAATTAAAAAAAAGGAGTAGAAAATGGGTAAGAATGATAATTTAGAGGAGGGTCGGGACAGGGCAATTGGTTTATTGAATGATTCGTTGTTGCAGATGGAAGAACAATTTGAGGATAGTAGAAGCGCAACGAAAGACGCTTACGGAAAAGTTAACACAAGGTTAGCCACATCCGAAAAACAAAGTTTTTTAGATATTTTAGCCTCCAGCAACCAAGCAATTGATACGATTTTTTCTGGGCTGGATAAAGTTAGTGGCACTTTAGGTGAAAGCTACCGACAGCAACAGAATATACTTAATCAGGCTAAAGGCCAATCACGAGCCGATATACAAGAAGGAACGCAAGGGGCTTTACAAAAAAGCGGACAGCGCACACAAGAAGCTGTCGATCAACTACAACCTTATTCTCAATCTGGTAGGCAAGCGTTAAGTCGTTATGAAGCTGCGTTGCAAGACCCTTCGCTTGCTTCAAATTCACCAATGGCTCAATACCGAAAAGAGCAACTTGAAAGTCAATTAGCGAGACAGCTTAATGCAAGAGGTATCGGTCAAGGTGGTGCGCCAATTACACAATATTATAGCCCTGGCTATAACCAAATCAGCGCAGAAGAATCACAAAATTATTTTGACCGATTAAGTCCTCTGATGCAACAAGGGTACGGAGCCGATACAATAAGTTCTCAATTAATTGGCAATCAAGGCAACTTAGAAGCGCAATTAATGGCATCTCAAGGGCAAAACTTATCTAATACTGAGAATCGGTATGCTACTCAATTAAGTGATGCTCAAAGAGCATATGGGAATCAACTAGGCACGTATCAAGACAATGCTTATACGAACAAAGCTAATATTCAAAAACGATTAGGCGAGCAGCAGGTTGACATGAGAGGGATGTACGATCAAAGGTATGCCAATACTCAGACTGGATTAGCTCAAGCATTAACGAATTTGAACTTAGGCGAGGCTCAAGCCACAGCCAATTTAAATATATTAAAAGCTAATACAGAACAAAATTATTATCAAAACAAAGAAACCTTATTAGACCAAATTAATAATGTTACTGCGACTGTTGGAAATGTATTAAATCCTATTTCCACAATAGCAGGTGTTTTAAAACCAACTGAATAAAGGAGGAAAAAATGTCATTAGCAGAAGCGTATAAGGATGGAAGAGAATTGAGGCGGTTATTAACTGGCGGTTATGAAGAGGATGTAAGACAACAAAGAGAGTTAAAGCAAGCTGCAATAACAGAGAGTAGGCAAAGAACTCAATCGTCAAAAGATAGAATTGCTTTAGCTCAAAAGTCAGAGAAGCGAGTTGAGCGTAATCAACTTATAATGAATTTGTATAAATTTAAAATACTTCCCGAACTTACGTCAATGAAAAACAGAAATGCATCTCAGGAAGAACTTGATACATATTCCTCTGAATTATCAGCTGATTATCCCGACATAATGTCAGTCTACGGAGATAAAGGAATTCAGTTTAAAAAAAGAAATAGGCAAATAGAAAGCGACATTGCAGTATCTATGACCAAAGAAGATTTGCTCAACTATGGAATAGAAGAAGGCTCGATTGCTTATAAATCCATGATGAAACAAATTACAAATGGAGGTGGGAGTGCTGTTTTTACAATTTCAGTTGATGAGTCGGTGAAAATAAAAATCGATTCAGCTCGTACTCGTTATCTTGAAAAAGTAGGAAACAATCCCGATGCTACTGAAGAAGATATACAATTAGCAGAAAAAATTGCTCAAAATATATATGACAAGAGTTCTGGGGATGACGAAGAAGTTGATGGTGAAGGTTTTTTTCGGCAAGCATTAAATTTTCTTAAACGCCCAAATGAGCAGTATCAAAATATAGCTAATCCAACGCCTGATAAAGAAGCTAAATCAACTTCTGTTACAACATCAGCAAATGATATTCAGTCAGCAAAAGATCGCTTTGAGGTAGGCCAAATAGTAAAAACAACAGGTGGTAATCACATATATAACGGCGGAGACCCTGAAGACCCTTCAAATTGGAGTAAAATTTAATGAGTTTCTTAGATAGTATTATCGAAGAAAAAAAACCAACTAGTAAAAAACCTAATTTCTTAGATAGTATTATCGAAGAAAAAAAACCTAAACCCCCAACTAAAAACTTTTCCTTATTAGAAAAACTAGGCGTTGAAAAACCAAAAGATTTTAATCCAAAAGAATCCTCGTTTGACTTAGAAAAATCATTTGTAAGCGGAGCAGTAGGAACAGTTGATAGTTTAGGGGCAATGTTTAAATCATTAGGTGATGATGGCGAAATATTTGGCAATGAATTATTAGCAAATATGACATCTTCTGCGAGTGACGCAATTAAAAAGGTAACTACTCCTGTGTTGGATGCTTTAGAAGTTGAAAACCCTAGCTTGGCTACTGATGTGGCCAGTGGATTTGGTTCAGCTGCTACGTTTTTAATTCCAGGCTTAGGAGTAGCTAAAGGCGCACAAGTATTAAAATTAGCCCCTAAAGTTGGGGCAATGCTAGGAACAGGAACGTCCGCTATTATTGAATCTGGTGTTGAGTCTGGGGGCGTATATGATCGTTTGATCGAAAAAGGTATGGACGAAAAAGAAGCAGGGGATCGGGCAAACGCATCATTTTGGGCGAATATTCCTGTAAATGTGGTTTTAGATAAATGGATGTTCGGAAAAATGCCAGAAGGCAAATTCATAACAAATATGTTAAAAGGCTCATCAAAAGAAGCGACTCAGGAAGGAATACAGCAAATTATATCTAATGTCGCAGCAGAAGACCCAGCATTTGAAGGGGTGGGTAGGTCAGCATTAGTTGGCGGTATTGTGGGTGGTACTATTGGTGGAGCGAAAACAAAATTAGATAATATTAAAGAAGAGGATTTGACACCCCCTCAAAAAGAACAAATAGCAATTGAAGAAGAAATTGAGGCTGAGGCAAAAGAAGAAGCTAAAATAATAGAAGAAAAAGANACNACATTAACTTTAAATGAAAAAAANCCAATTAAAAACAGAGCGAAAGATATTCTTGATTTAGCAGATGGGAAACCAACAAAATTAAAAGCGTTTGGACAAAAATATTTTACTAAAGAAGAAGGGGTTCCGTCTGAAATATTTAAAGCAAACGAAAAAAGGTTAGGTCGCATATCTAAAGATGCACAAGAGTTAAATTTTAAATTAGCTGATTTTAACCAAGTAAAAAAAGAATTTAAACAAAATATAACACCAGAGCAAACGCTTAAATTAGACCAATCCCTTAAAAGTACAGAGGCAATGGCTAAACTTGAAAATGATTCAGAATTAAGTCAATTTTATGAGCCTTTAAAAGAAATGAGAAAAACAGTTGATTCTTTATCAAAAAAAATGATTGATGAGGGGTTAGCACAAGGTAAACTTGAGGCTGCAATTGATACAAATATGGGCGTTTATATTAACCGTGCCTACAAAATACATAGTGATCCAAATTGGGCTAAAAATGTAAGAGAAACCGAATCGTGGAATAAGGCTATCTCTTGGATGAGATCAGAGCTTAAAGGTAAAAACATGACGGATACTCAAATTGAGGCTGAGGTAGCGTCAATATTAGAACAACATAGTGACCATTTGGGTGATTTTTATACTAATAAAAAAACAGGTTCAAAAAACTTAGGGATACTTAAAAAACGAAAAGTTATGCCGCAAGAAATGCTAGATTTGCTAGGTGAAATAACTGAGCCTGATATTAACTTTGCAAACACAGTCGGAAAAATGAGTAATTTACTTGCTAATCACCAGTTTTTAACTGAAATAAAAGCAGCGGGCGAAGGTAAGTTTTTATTTAAGAAAAAAGATATTGTAGATGGCGTTGAGTTTGTAACACCTATATTTGAAAGCGAATTTAATTACATGAAAATTGAACCAAAAAACACAGACAGTAAACCATCTTATATAAAAATAAAACAAAAAAACCACAACCCTTTAAAAGATATGTACACAACAAAAGAAATTGCCGAAGCTCTGCAAAGTAAGCCTGAAAATAATAATTCTGCATTAGGATTATATTTAAAAGGAATGGGCTATGCAAAATGGTCAAAAACCGTTGGTAGTCCTGTTACACAAATACGAAACCTAACATCCAATACAGCATTTGCCGTTGGGAATGGTCATTTTAATGTTAAAAAAATGCCAAGCGCTTTTTCTTCAATAAAAACTAAATTGCTTAATAATACAGACCCTAAAAACCGTGAATATTTATTAAGGTTAGCAGAACTAGGATTAATCGATCAAAGCAGTGATATTGGAGTTGCTATAGAAATGGTTAAAAAGCCTAAGTCTCAAGCAGAGAAAAAATTATATAAAGGTTTAGATAAATTAAGTCAAATATATCAAGCCTCGGATACTGTTTGGAAGATATACGCATTTGAAAATGAGGTAGCTCAACAACAAAAAGCACGTCCTGAAATGTCAAAATTTGAAATAGAGGAATTATCAGCAGAGATTGTTAAAAATACTTATCCTACTTATTCAAGGGTTAGTGAAGGTGTTAAATACATAGGGAAATCACCTTTAGTTGGTACATTTGTAAATTTTCCTGCTGAAGTAATTAGAACGTCTTACCATACTTTAAATATAGCGAAAGAAGAAATGAAAAACAGCAATACAAGAAATATTGGGATAAAAAGACTTGGGGGTTTTGCGTCAATGGTGGCAATGTCGGCATATGCAACCCCTTTAATTAGCCGAATGATTACCGGGACAAAGAAAGAGGATGAGGATAATATCAGAAAATTTATACCTGAATGGTCAGTTAATAGCCCTTTAGTTATTACTGGGTTTGATAAGGATAAAAAAAGATTTTCGTATATAGATTTAGGGACTCAAGCTCCTCATGCATTTCTAGCTAAACCTTTTATTGCTTTTATGAGAGGGGATCAAGATTTAGATGACCGTTTTGTAGGTGCTTTTACTGAAATGTTAGGGCCTTTTATAAGTGAGGAAATGTTGACTTCGGCAATAATGGATATTTCAAGAAACAAAACAAAGCAAGGTCGTCCCATATATAGCGAAATGGACGACAGGTTATCTAAAATCACGAAAAAAATTGTTCATATTGTAAAAGTATATGAGCCTGGAATTTCATCTTCAACAAGAAGATTATTAAAAAAACAAGACGGAAAGCCAGGTTATTACGGAAATATAAATAGTTTAAAAGGTGAATTTGGAGCAATGACAACAGGGGTAAGAATGTCTACTTACGACATTCCAAAATCATTACAATTTAAAGCAGATCAATTTAAACAGAAAAAAAGAGAATCTTATAAAGCAGGCGAGTTTAAAGACATTAATTCTAAAATGAACGCAATGAAAAGAAGTTATGAGTGGATGCAAGAGCATATTGATGCAGCTCGAAATTTAGGGGTTACCGACAGAGAAATATTACAGTTGTTAAAAAAAGAAAAAGTATCAAATCAAGATGCTAAATCATTTCTTAAAGGGAGTCATAAAAAAACATTACAAAAAATAAAAATAGGGATGGAGAAATATGCAAATTAAATTAATAAGAGACAAATGTATTGCTGATGCGCAATTTGGCAAATTGTATGTTGATGGTCTGTATTTCTGCGAAACGTTGGAGAATGACGATTACAAGATAGCCGAAGGAAAACATCCATTAGCATTAAGAAAACAAGGAGGTTGGTACAATAAAGAAAGACAAAAAACAGATTACACAGGCGGGTTTAAAGGGATGATCGAAATAATTATCGATGGCCGTGATTTTATTTTATTTCATCCCGCTAATAAACCATACGAAGTCAAAGGTTGCATAGCAATGGCAAAAGAACGCAACGAGGAAGATTTATGCCTAGGAATTTCACGGCCAACATATTTAAAATTATATTCTAAATTAATTGAATTTTTATTAATTGATAAAGAAGTTAATTTAGAAATAACAAAAAAAGGAGAAGGGAAAATGTTTAATTTAGGATTAGGAGCAATTGGAAACATAGCAAGTAAAGTAACAGGTGTTATGGAGAAAAAAGAAGAATTTAAAATGTTGCAAGCTGAAAATGCTTATAAAATGGCAGAGGCTAAAGGCCGCCTCGCTTTAGCTAAAGTTGAGGCTGAATCGCAAATGGTAACAGCTCAAAGCCAGAATGATGCAAGTTATGACATGGTGGCTTTAAAACAAAAAGAAAAAACGATATTGGACGAGGTTCTAGCCCTAACTATATTATTTATTTTTGTCGGGGCATTTGTTCCTGGCTTACAACCTTACATTTTTCGAGGTTTTGCAATATTAGAAGAAACGCCTTGGTTTTTTCAGTTTATTTTTATTGGCATTTTTGTGTCTACATTTGGACTAATGGGCTTGTTTAGAGCGTTTATTAAAATGAAACGAATGGGAAAATAAAAAATGGCTGGGAATCAAATAAAAATACATTTTTATAAAAGCCCTTGGTATATGATCTTTGCATCTGTTATAAGAACGGTGACAAATTCAAAGATTAACCATGTTTCAATTGAGCTGCCAGAGGCTTTAGGAATTGACGAAACTGGAATTTATGAGGCAAAAGCAAAAGGGATGGTAAAAACAAATAAACATACAAATCAGCCGGAATTTACATTTAAATTGCCTTTTGACCCTATTTCTGAAAATGGAAAAAAAACAATTTCATTTCTTGAAAATT